CTCCGGACTGCTTTCCACGCGCTTTGTCAGCGTAGGAAGCTTTCTTGGTTTCAAGGGCGACAACAATATCTCGTTTTGGGGGAGGTTTTGAGGGCGCCACAGCCGGGGGGGAGGAAATAGGTTTTTGCTCCTGCTTCTGGCGAGATGCAGGTCTTGGGGGGATAGGTGGAGGAGTTTTTCTTCCATCGTCCACTTTTCCGTCAAGCTGTCCAGGTACTGGACTCGAAGGTTGTCCTTTCGACTCTGATTTAGATGAACCGCTAGATTTACTAGGGGTTCGATCACGAGGTTGGCCGGGGCCAACAGGCTTGAGAGCCAAGGGGACAGCCCTTCCTCCCTCCACGTCTGATAGCCATGTATTAAAGGATTCACAATGAAACTCATATAGTTCATTTCCTGAGTTGTTGCTCTCGGTTCCATTCCAAAGATTCAAAAGAAATTCTTCTGAGGGCATCTTACGATGCGTTGGATGGAGCTTGTAGAAATGCTCAACATTGGTTTTCACCCATGCATAAGCTTCAGCGTTTCCTATACACAACAATCTCAAATTGGAGAGAGTAGCATAAGTTATTTCGGGGGACAAATTTCTTTTATGAAGGGGGTGGAGAAAATTGAGGGCGGCTTTTTGCCACCTTTGAAACTCCACACCCGTGGGAGACTTTTCACAGTACTTAAACCCGAGAAAGCTCAGGCCTTCAATGTTCGACTGAACCTTGAAGTCTCCTTCCTTAATAGGCAAACCATAATCGGCGATACGGCGAGAAAACCGAGTTTTTTCAAACCAAGATTTCTCGAGCGTACCGTCTAAAGAGTCGTCGCCGTACTTTGCAAGAAACGGCGCCACCTCTGCATGCCACGCCAATAAATTGGAGGGCGTGCAATGGGAGCTACTAGCGAAGGAAGAGTAGAGTGTAGCGCAAAGATTATAAATGGTATTAACTTCACCGGTCCACGGTTGGCCCGTTGGGTTAACACCACCAAAATTGCGCTGTAAGATACCAGCCCCAGTTCTCATGAGCTTCTTCCCACAAATTACTCGACGCATAAATTTGAACATTAGTTCAGACGCGGGCGTCGATTCAAATGATAGAATCTCCTGGAGGATATCACAAGTCACTTCAAGACCAGCCTCATGTTGGTTGCGATCCATACCGG